CCCCGCCGGTAATTGTACCAGCGGGGCGGTTGTCGGCTTGTGTGGGGCTTATTCGTCGCTGAAAAAATCAATAGTCACAGCAAAAGCCGGTTCCCCAAAATGTTCGTCTAAACGAATGACCGTATTCGGGGCGGTTGGCGTCGTGTCCGGATTGCCACATTCGGGACAATCGTCGTGGATGATGTCAGCATAGCGAATGCCGCATGGCTGGCAATCGTACCAAACGGGGCCAGCCATTATTCAATATCCATTGTCAGGGTCGCACCGGCCAAAACTTCCTTAATGGCGGCTTTCAAATCTTCTGACCGGCTTTCGTCGTCGAGACCTTCCGGAAGCCGTTCATCGATCATGTCCCCAATCTCACCCTCATAATTATATATTTCAAATTCATTCATCGCATCATCAACGAGACTGGCAACGCGGCTTTCAATTAGGGCATCAATGCGCGGCTCTAACGATGAAAACAGCGGGGACAATATCGCGTCCAGTTCCTGAGATTTGCGAGTTGCCGCCGCGTCGGCGCTTTCTACTTGCTCACGCAAGTTTTGAATTTCCGCATCTTTTGGGTCAATGATTGCGTCGGCGTTAAAGTTTAAATTTTCCATAATTTTAAGTTTCCCGTATTCGGGGGCCGCCACCGTGGCAACCCCAACGCCGTCCATTATATGGGTTTTATCCCATATGTAAACCCCCATAAAAAAAAGCCCCGCCGGTTGGCGGGGCCAGTGTGGAATATATGCGGGCCGATTATGCGGCAACGGCGGCAACCCGTTGCCAGTCGGCGGGCTTCATGTTCAAAACTTGCCCGCCCCGCAATTGCCACGTGTCGACGTCGTCAGCGTCGGCTTTATTGGCCACGGCTGTTACCGCATTAACCAACGTGGCGCGGCTTATCGGCTGGCCCTGCTCATAACCAGATTGACCGATTGTATTCAAAAGCCCGTCTAATACGTTGGCGGTCTCTTTTTTGGTCAATTGCATCACCTTGCCAAGATTTTCCACGACGGCGGTTTTTTCCACGGCTACGCCGTCGATCACGTCGGCGGCGGCTTGTTTCATTTGCTCAATTACTTGATCAAATGCATCACGGCTTGAATAAACGCCGACAAGGTCCCGAATTTTTAACTCAAGCGCTTTGTTGTCGGCATCTTTTGCCGCGTCGGATAGCAAGCCCCAATCGTCGGTATCACGGGCGCTTGTAATATGAGATGACCGCGTTTTGTTTTGGGTTTGCATTCCATTAAGACAAGCCAACGTCCACGCGATTTGATAAACAGAAACAGAACCCGCGCCAACTTCCGAATTTTGCAACCCTATTCCATTGGCCATCATGTCGCCGACATTGGCCCCCATGCCTTTTTGAACAAGGGATTTTAACCGCAGATAAAGCCGTTTGTCAGTAATGTCAGCATTGACAACTTGAAATAACGCGGGATTATCCATCAATTGCGGCAACGCCGCTTGAAGCAAGTTGATATTATCGAAAGTTTTGAACTTGTCAGAAACAAACGCCCGCAATAGGCCATCCGATACCGCCGCGCCTATAAGATCACCGGCGGCCTTTTCGGCGGCATGGGTTCTTAACATCCTGACGGCTGGCTTTTTTTGCCAGATTGCATTTATAAGCGCGTCAAATTCCGGCGAATATTCGGCTTGCAACCGACGGGCCGTTCTAGCGTCAATATCGGCATGGCTGGCAATCTGGCCAAAAGCCACGTCGTTAATGTCAAAAATTTTGGTAGGTTCACCCCCGCGCTGTTCAATCACAACTTGGGGACGCCCATTGTCCGACGTGATTTTTTGTAAATCATGCGTCGGGGCCAGATAATCGGCGGATCTGGCGTGTTGATCTTGAACCTTCAAAAGTAGGTTTTGAAGTGAATTTTTGTTATTTTCAATTGTATGGGTCATTTTGACACCTTCCCGTAAAAGTTAAAAAAACCGGCGGGCAAAACGCGCCGCCGGTCATTGTGTTATCACAATATGCGATATTATGCAATTAGAATTTTTTAAAAGTTTTACCTATAGGTAATTAGGGCATCATATTCGGGCATTTTACCGATTGCATCAAGCCCTATATCACCGGCGACGTGATGA